ATTCTTACTGTACCGCTGCGCGGTACAGGTTGCAACCCCCTGCGGCCCGGATCTAACGCCCGAACCGCGGCGGCCGGCCTTCGCCCGGGCGGCACCCCGGGTCGGGCTCGTGCCAGGTACGCCACCGGCCAGCCGACGGGTCCCACTCCTCCAGGTCGACCCAACCGCCCTGGGCCCGGGCGCCGCGGCGCTGGCGCTCCAACGCCTCCAGCGCCCGCGCCAACTTCCGGTGCCGGCTCACGATGCCGGCACCGGTCACGACGCGGTACCTCATACTTCCTCCTCGAGGCCTTCGGCCATGTCGCCGGCCGCCTCCTGGAGCGCGCCGACGTGCTCGTCGCGCGAGAACTCCAGCTCGGGGCCGTCTGGCCCCGCGCCGCTAACGTCCTGGACAGTGGGCAGCCCCGCTGCCCACTCCAGCGCATCTACCTCGCGCTGGGCGACCTCGTTGTCCTCGGCGATACGGCGCAGCTCCGCGACGCTGTCATCGCTCTGGTGGAGGATCTCCAGCCAGGCGCCCAGGAGCGCCTCCTGGGCCGTGGTGTAGATCTGGGTCCCGAACATATAGCTCATCTCTGCTACCTCTCCCTATTTCCGCTTCCGGGCAAACTCCCGGGGTCGAGTATGGGGGCGGCCCCGCCGGCCGCCCCCCGCGTTTCTTACCGGCTCGGCTGGATCTCCGCCTCCAGCTTGTCGTGCAGGGCCTTAAGGTCGCTTTCCAGCTTGACGTCGAAGGTATGCGAGGCGTCGTATGCGCCGGCGACCTTCAGGAAGGCGTCGTGCTTCCGGCCCAGCTCGTAGTGGCTGGCCGCCTCGAGGAGCTGCTTCTCGATGGGCCAGCTCGAGGACATGGCGGCGATTTCGCGGATCTGCTGGTTCATCTTTGCTACCTCCCGGTGTGTTGCCGTTGTGTTGCCGTTTCCCCTTACTACGGTTCCTACTGTACCGCCCGGCGGTACGTGGTGCAAGGGGGGAAGGGCAAAAAAATTAGGGCCGGGCGGGTTCCCGCCCGGCCCCGGGGAGCTAGCGGCCGGTGCTCCCCCAGCCGGCCGCGCCGCGCCCGGGCGACGACAGCTCCCACGCCGGCAGCTCCGTCGCCCATTCCGGCTCGGGGAGCTCCACCGGCTGCACCAGGAGCTGGCCGATCCGCTCACCAGGCGACACCTCGACGGGGGTCTCCCCCGCATACAGCGCCACCTCGATCTCCCCCCGGTACGAGGCGTCGACGACGCCCGCCAGGACGTCGACCCCGATGCGGCCCTGGCTACCACGAGGCCAGATCAGGCCGGCCCACCCGTAGGGGATCGCCGTGGCGACCCCCGTTGGGACCAGATCGGCCTCCCCCGATGGGATGCGGCGGAGTTCGGCTGCGTACAGGTCCAGGCCAGCGTCGCCCTTGTGGGATCGGCTGGGCAGGCGCGCGCCCCGCCGGACGGCAACAAACAGCAGACGTTCAATCATGGTTGGCGTTCCTCCTCCGTAGCCAAACAGCCGCCCACTTCATCTCGGCGTGGAACCCTTGCATGGAACCGTGCAGGCCCTCTTGGGTCAGCCCGTAGTGCTCGCCAACGCGGACGGCCTCCTTCGTGTTGCCGTACCCCACCTCTCTCCTCAGGTGGTTGGCCATCGACCAGGCTGCCAGCTCGCGGTGTACCAGCCGGCGCGCAGGGTAGTCGTACTCCGGCGTCTCCCACACGGCCGATGCGTACTCCGCCCACCCTTGGGGCGGCTGGAATGCCCGGCGCAGCACCGCCGGATCGTAGGCACGCGCCATCAACCACTCGTATGGGTCCCCCCAGGGCTGGACGTGCCTGTCGCTTTCCACGGGCTGGTACTCGACCAGCGACGCGAACCCATAGTCGAAGATCAACCACATAGCTACCTCCTCATCTTCCAGGCCACCAGGGCGGCCCGGGGCGCCGAGCGCCCCGAGAGCCGCGCCATGCGGTAGTAGGCGCGCAACAGGGTCCATGACCCCGGCGCCCCCAGCTCGTAAGACAACCGATCAAACATCAGCCGCCTCCTCCCGCGACCAGGCGGCGGCCCCGCGGTAGAAGGCGGCCGCCGTACCCGAATCCCGAACCGAGAGGTGGTCCCCCTCGGCCAATCGCACCTGCGGGGTCCCGTCGGCGCGCAGCCGGCGCACCAGGCGCGGCCGCTTCATTTCGGGGCGCCTAGCGATGGCCGCGGTGACGGCGTCGGCCTGCGCCTCACTGTCCACCGCGACGGCGAACAGCGAGCGGCCGCCGTCCGCTAGCCCCCAGCCGCTTAAGAACTGGTCGGTTGCGATAACGTACCCCATGGCCGGGCGTCCGTAGTAACGTTGGTCGTCGATCATGGCTCCTCCGGTAAGCATGGGGCGCCGCGCGGGCGCCCCGGTGGCGTTTACTGCTGGCGGGCCTGCCGGCCGTGCTCCCAAGTGGCCCGGCACCAGGCGCGCTGCTCGGCCGGGTCCCGGGTCTCCTTCATCGCCTTGTCGGCGAGCGTCTTCAGCTCCCGGGCCCGGGCCGAGGCCTCTCGGGCGTCGGCGGCGGGGGCGGCATCGTAGCTGGCGAGCAGCTCGTGATAGCGCTGGGCGGCCGGCTTGATGGCGAAGAGTTCAGTCATTGGTGCATCTCCCGTTCCCGTTTATTGCAGTTCCTACTGTACCGCGAGGTGGTACAAGGTGCAACCCTCTCACGGACGAATCCACACCTTGGCATCAGGCCCGCCCAGCCGGCGGGCCTCCCGCTCGAAGTGCCGCCGGGCTTGTCCCCATCGGCCGGTGTACTCCAGCGACACCTCGCCCAACCCCTCGGCGCGGACGGCCGCTACCCAGATCCCGAGCCCGTCGGGATGGCGGCCGTGGGCCACCTCGTAGTCCGATGTGTCGACGACGACGCGCTTCTTCATGGCTACCTCCGATCTTCAGCCCGTTCCTCGAGCCAGCGGTCAAACTCATCGCGCCGCCACACCAGGCGTCGCCCGAGGCGCCCCGGCCGGGGCAGATGGCCTCGGCGCATCATGGAGCGCACGGCATCGCGAGACGCGCCGAGCCGGCGCTCGACGTCCTCGATGTAGAGCAGATCGGCTTCTTCCTCCATTACCTACCCTCCTCGTCGCTATCCAGCGGATCCGCCGAGTCGCCGAGGACGCCAGCGGAATCCGCCGAGGCATCGTCCCCCGCCGGCTCGCCGTAGTCCGACACCGTCGGAGCCGGGTCCTCCTCGGGGCCCTCGGAGTCCGCCGGCTCATCCGGAGGCGCCGCCCCGAGGCGGCCGCGCAACCCGTTCACGCCGCCCTTCGACTCCTGCCGGCCGGCGCCACCCCCGTTCGCCGACCAGGCGCCATCTTCTTCGCGTCGGGCCTCGATCACGCGCTCCGCCTCGTCGGAGTCGAAGATGCCCCCGAAGCCGTAGGCGACGCGGCCGGCCTGGATGAACGCCTTGTGCCGCAGCATCCGCCGCGGGTGCGACTGCCAAGGCCCGCGCACGTTCTTCCCGGCCCGGGTCACGAACGGCGGCCTGTAGACCTCGTCCATATACTCCCGAACCGCCGTGGGGTGCGACCGCCCCTTGTGGTAGATCACGCACTCGCACCACTCGGGCATCGGCCGCTCCAGCCCCTCCAGGTCGACGCGTTCGTCGGCGAAGCGGAACTCGATGCCGTCGGTGTCGGTGTGCCCGTTGATGATCCGCGACCAGCCGTCCACCGAGACCACGGGCACGATCCCGCCCTTGTCGTCCGGGAAGGCGTACAGCTCCTTGGTCAGCGGGTTGAGCCCGTACTGGTCGGCCACCGCGAGCAGCGCGAGCATCTGTTCGTTAGAGGGCGCCGACCCGTCTCTCTGCTGGAATACCGTGTTCTTGAGCGTGCCCAGCAGCTTGTTCGGCTCGACGTGGAGCCGCTCAGCGAACCGCTCCACCAGTCCCTTGCGGCCGCCGCCAGCGGCGGCCGCCCCGTTCGTCTTCTGCTGCATCTCACCCGACATCGTTTGCCCCCTTCTCCAGCTGGAACTTACGAGCGCCGGGGCGCTCGACCATATACCGCTCCGCGACCTCCGGCTCGGCTTCCCGGAGCGCTTTCACGTCGACCTGCCGAGACGGCGCCGGCGCCTTCCACGTCGCCAGCGGACGCCCGTCCAGGCCGATGAGCTTCTCGGCATCGCCCATCCGCGCCTGGACGTCCGCCTTGAGCTGGCTTTCGCGCCGCTCCAGCTCCTTGCGCTGCGCCTGCACGTCCCGGAGTTCGGCGACTACCCGCTGCGTGTCCTCGTCCGCCGACACCTCAGCCTCCGGCCGGTGCCGGGGCCACAGCTTCGAGGCCTCCCGCGGGTCGCGAGGGGGCGGCGGCTCGCCCGCCTCGACGTGCTGACGCCACCACCGCAGGCACTCATCGACGATGCGCTGCTGGAGCCCCCGATCCGCGGGAATCTCGTAGCGCCGGAACTCCTGGCCGCCGAGCAGCACGCCGACCGCGGCCCATTGGTAGCCGGTCACCTCCAGGTAGTGCAGGACCTGGGTGAGGTAGTACTCCGGCACCTGGTCGGTCCCGGACGGCCCCCAGGAGTCCGCCAGCCAGGTCGAGGCCGTCTTGCACTCCAGGAGCGCCGGCTCGCGCTCGACCTTCCGGTCGATGTGGGCCATGAGCAGCTGCGCCTCCCGGTGCCGCAGCGTCCGGTTCACGCGGCGTACCCGGTACCCGGAGCGCGCCGCCCACTCCTCGGCGATCACCCCCTCCAGGCGCCGGCCCCAATGGGCCGGCTCGTTATCCTCGTCGTCCCCCGCGGCGCCGGTCTTCTCCAGGTAGACGTCGACCGGCGACTTGTACGGGTGGAGCCCCAGGATGGCGGCTACGTCCGAGCCGCCGATGCCGGGGGCTCCGTCCAGAGAGCGCTCCATCACGACACCTCCTTCGCGCCTGCGGGCCGGCCCGCAGCCGGCCCGCGTGCATCGACCACCACATCGCCCGGCGCCCGCTGCCACATCAGCGGGCGACAGGTCGCCGCATATCGGGCCCAGGCCGAGGCCCGGTCCCAGCGGGACCCGCGGGCCACGCGCATTTGGATCACGCCACCACTAGCGGTCCAGACTTCGACGTGCGTCATCGCTGCTACCTCCTTCCGTTCGACTCGTCGCGACCAGCCGCGACAAGGCACGACCAACTAAAGCACATCTGGGTACAGGGATGCAATAGCGGCACGACACCGCGCTTCCCCCCTGCCCTCCGATACAGTGACGCGATACTATGGCCGGGCTACGACACGACAAGGAGGCTACATGATCCGAGAAGCCCTGCTCAGGGTATGGGACACGCAGGCCGACGCCGCCGTCGCGGTCGGCATGAGCGAGCAGACGATCTCGCGCTGGGTGCGGGAGGGCGTCCCCGCATCGCACGCTGTCGAGATCGAGCGTGCGAGCCGGGGCGCGATCACGCGCGAGGAGCTACGCCCCGACCTCTTCGGGCCCATCGACTACGACGACGGAGAGGAGGCCGCGGCATGAGTATCGAGCACCTAACGGGGGCCATACACGCCCCCTTGCGCCCGCACGCCCGCAAGCTGGTGCTCATCGCTCTATCCAACTACAGCGACCAGGACGGCCGCTGCTGGCCTTCGGTCCAGAGCATCGCCGACATCGCCCAGCTCGACCGCCGGAGCGTCCAGCGCCACCTCCACGAGCTGGAGGAGGCCGGCTGGGTAAGGCGCGAGCCGAGCTATCAGGATGGGCGCCAGCGCTGCAACGTCTACCGGCTCCAGATCGAGGCGATCAGGGGGGCGACAGCACAACCGTCCCGGGGCGACAGCACAACCGCCCCGGGGCGACATGATTGCCACCCCGGGGGCGACACACGTGACGCCCCCGGGGGCGACAGCACAACCGCCCCCGGGGGCGACACACGTGACACCCCGGGAACCCCCATAGGAACCCCCATAGGAACCCCCATAGGAACCCCGTCTACGTCCGAAAGCGCTTCGCGCTCTACGGACGCGGCCGGCGAGAGCGTCCCCGTGATCCCCCTCTACGTCGGTAGCCAGGGGCAGGCCCTCGGCACCGAGCAGCCGCAAGGCAGCGGCCAGGCTCCCGAGCGGCACAACCACGCCCAGGCGGGGCAGCTCCAGCTCACCGAGCAGGAGCCCGACCCTACCGCCATCCGCATCCCCGCCCGCGAGTACGGCTACATCGACGTCCCCGAGAGCAAGGTCCAGGAGTGGGAGCGCGCCTTCCCCGCCCTCGACGTCCGCCAGGAGCTGGAAGGTCTAAAGCAGTGGGCGACGGACAACCCCGCCCGGAGGAAGAAGAACATCATCCAGTGGTGCAGCCGCCGCCTCAGCGCAAAGCAGGAGCAGGGGCGGGGGCAGGCTAGGGGGGCACCGCCGCCGCGGAGTGCGGAGGCGGTACGGCGCCACAACCAGCAGGTGGCCCAGCGCTGGGCCAGCGGTAGCAGCGACGACGAGAGGAGGTAGCGATGGACGAGGGAGACCGCGAAGCCTTCGCCGAGCTCGTAACCGAGGCCCTGGGGTTCTACCGCCAGGACGTCACGGAGTTCCAGCTCGAGATCTGGTGGGAGGCCCTACGCCGCTTCGAGCTGGCCGAGGTCCGCAAGGCTTTCAGCTTCCATATCCAAAACCCCGACAGGGGCCAGTTCCCGCCCCGCCCCGCCGACGTGACGCGCTACCTCGCCGGCGGCAGCACCGACCGGGCACTCCGAGCGTGGAGCAGCGTCGAGCGGGCCATCAAGCATATCGGGCCCTACCGCAGCATCGTCTTCGACGACCCGATCATCCACCGCGTCATCGACGACATGGGCGGCTGGCTAGCGCTGTGCGAGACCAGCACCGAGCGGGACCTCGAGTTCAAGGGGCAGGAGTTCAGGACCCGCTACCAGGGCTATGCGGTACGCAGGCCCCAGGATTGGCCGCCGCAGCTCCCCGGATACGCGGAGCAGGACGCCCGGGCCAGGAGCCTCCAGCCGCCGGATCCGGTGGTCTACGGCGACCACCAGCGCGCGCTCGCCGTCCACGAGCAGGGCCAGGAGCGGAAGCAGGGCCCGGTGAGCCTCGCGCAGGTGCAGGCCCAGATGGGCCGCCTGGAGCAAAAAGAGGCCGGCCCAGGAGGGGAGCCTGAGCCGGCCGGCCGCAGGAGAGAAACGGAAACGGGAGATAGCAGCCCCGGGGTGGGAGGTAGCTGACCGAGATCTGCTAGACACGACACTATCACGAGACGCAGGAGACGCCAAGCGTGAGCACCAGGGATCACAACCGACGCTGCATGCCAGCCATGACCGCCTTCCTCGACCACCTACGCGAGGAGCTGGGGGACGGCGTGCAGCTCATCTACGCTCACGAGGGCGTCTACGAGGCCGGCCGCGATCCGCGCATCGAGCGCATAGGCACGACCGCTGGCGGGCACGCCACCGTCCAGGTCACGCACGGCACGCGGCGCATCGGCCCACGAGCGCAACGCATAGACGGGAGAGACGACCATGGGTGAGATCCACGTCCGCATCTGCGGCATACCCGCACGCGCCGAGATCATCGACTATAGACCCGGCGACCCGGGCTGCATCATGGGCCCGCCCGAGGCCTGCTATCCGCCCGAGGACGAGGAGGTCGACTTCCGCCTCCTCGACCGCCGCGGTTATCCGGCCCCGTGGCTCGAGACAAAGGCCGAGCGCGAGGGCATCGACCTCCATTAAGAGGTCCTCGACGCCATTCACAAGGAACAGGAGGCAGCATGACCGAGGAGACCAATACCATCCACGAGTGCGACGTCTGCGGCCGGGACGTGAGCAGCCGCGAGGCCCATCACGACGCCGATGTGGACTGGGCATCCCGGAAGGTGGGCGACGTCAGGGTCCTTTGCAGGGCATGCGTCCAGGACTACGAGGTCGTCGTGCGAGACCGACACGACGGCATGACCCGGAAGCAGCGGAAGGTCCTGGAGACCCTCCGGGCCGGCGCGGGCAGGTACATGACCCCGACCGAGATCGGCCTCGAGAACGGCTGCGCCTACGAGCAGGCCTCGAGATGGGCGTGGCCCGCGCTGCCGCCGCTGGAGCAGCGCGGCCTGGCCGTCCACGACCGGGAGACGGGCCAGTGGCGCGCCGCAACCTGGGCAGGGAGCCAGGGATGAGCAGGACCCGGCTAGGCGCGTACCACGACCGCCTCCGGCGGCAGGGCTGCACGCTCTGCCGCATGCTCGGAGGCGGCGACGCCCAGGCAGTAGAAATCCACCACCCCCGCTTCGCGGCCGGCACCGGCCAGCGCGCCTCGGGATGGCTCGCCATCCCGCTCTGCCCCGCTTGCCACCGCGGGCCCCAGGGCATCCACGGCGACCGCGCCCTCCTCGCCGTGGCGCGCACGGACGAGGCCGGCCTGCTGGCCGCCACCATCGCCATATACCACGCGGAGGCAGCATGAGCTATCGAGCCCACGAGGAACCCCGCCGCGCACACCACCTTTATCCGATAGAGCTAGCGCAAGGGAGGGACGTATGACCGTCCTCACGATCCGCGAGCGCCTCGAGGACGAGGGCGTCAGCGAGGACACCATCGCCGAGGTCGCGCAGGAGGTGCGCGACGCCATCACCAGCGGCTACATGGACGGATACGGCACCGGCTACCTCCACGCCCGAGAGCAGTATAGCTACGACCCCTCGGGGGCCTGGCATACCAGCATGACCCACGCGCAGGCCCTCCGCGACTACCACATCGAGCACCACTACCCCGATCACTAGTCCAGGACCTTGAGATCGGAGCCGCCACCGCCCACAATCGGGGCGATCCCAATAGCACAGGAGTAGCGACATGAGCTGGATCACCGACGCCGCCGCCGCCATTGGCATCGGCATGCTCGACCACCTCCTCGGCCTCGCCGCCGCCGCCGCAGTCGCCCTCATCACCTACGCGGTGCAGTACGCGACCCGGCGCTGGGAATGGGCCGACGCCCTCATCTCCGAGGAGCGTGTCCAGGAGGAAGTCGAGAGCGCCGTCCGCTACGTCCAGCGCCACGCCGAAGAGTACGCCAGCAAGCGCGGCAAGAGGGAGCTGGAATTCCCGGACTACGTCGAGCAGGCCGTCGAGATCATCGCCGAGCGGGTCCCCGAGGCGATGCGCCGGGCCGGCCTCACTCGGGACGCCGTCCGCGGATGGGTCGAGGATGCGTTGGATTGAGGGCCTGGTCCGCGGCATCGTCGAGCCCCTGCTCCGCTACTGGCGCGACTACCGCGCCAGGCAGCGGCGGGGGCACCGCCGCGAGGACGCTACCCACGTGCGCAGCGCTCGCGACGCTACTCGCCGGATGCGCAAGCGCGCCCACCCCGACGAGCACGAGGATATATGACTGCCCGAAGTTCCCGGTCCCGCCGGAGCCGGTCATCGACGACATCGAGGAGCTGGCCCGCGACGGCGGCCAGCACGCGACGGCGGACCAGTGGGCGCGCTGGTGGATCGACCTCGAGCGGCACGCGACCCGCCTCGATGGCGACCCATAGCCCCGCGCTACGCGACCTCAGCGCCAGCGACGGCCCGCTGGTCCTGGAACTCGACCTCCCCTTCCCGCCGTCAGCAAACCACTACTATCGCCGCGGCCGCGGCCGGACGCACATCAGCGCCGCCGGCCGCGAGTACCGGCAGACGGTCCAGGACCTCCTCCGCTTCTCCCGGCGCCCGCCCACCATCACGAGGCCCGTCGCCGTCCACCTCTGCCTCACGCCGCCCGACGGGGCCCGGCGCGACCTCGACAACTTCGAGAAGCCCCTGCTCGACGCGCTCACGATGGCCGGCGTCTGGGCCGACGACTGCCTCATCCACGACAAGCGCCTCCGCTGGCTCATGCCCGCCGAGAAGCCAGGGCGCGTCCGCGGCACAATCACCGATCTGGAGGGCACCGATGCGTAAGATCAGCGCCATCGTCCTACACGCCGCCCACACGCCGCCCGACATGGACGTCGGGGTCGAGGAGATACGGCGCTGGCACGTCGAGGAGCGCGGCTGGGACGACGTGGGCTACCACTACGTCATCACCCGCGTCGGCGAGATCCAGGAGGGGCGCCTCCTCGAGGACGTCGGCGCCCACGTCTACGGCCACAACGACCACACCATAGGCATCTGCCTCGTCGGCGGCAGGGCCCCGGATAGCGACCAGCCCGACACCAACTTCACGCGGCTACAGTGGCGCGCGCTCGAGCTGCTCGTCGAGCAGCTACAGCAGGAGATCGGGGGCCTCGAGGTCCGCGGCCACCGCGATTACGACGACAGCAAAGCCTGCCCGACCTTCGACGCCCACAAGTGGTGGCACGGCGCACTATGAGCGATAGGGACTTCCGCAACCGCATCACGGGATCGGGGACCGAGGACCCCCAGCAGCTTCTCGCCCACCCGGCGAACTGGAGACTCCACCCCGAGCACCAGCAGCGCGCGCTCGAGGGCGCCCTGCGCGAGATCGGCTGGACCGAGACGGTCCTCGTCAACGAGCGCACGGCCCACGTCATCGACGGCCACCTCCGCGTCGAGCTAGCCCTCCGCCGCGACGAGCCCAGCGTCCCCGTCACCTACGTCGACCTCGACGAGGCCGAGGAGCGCCTGGTCCTCGCCACGCTCGACCCGATGGCCGGCTACGCCGAGGCCGACTCCGACGCCGCCCGCTCCCTGCTCGCCGAGCTCCGCGCCGGCGACGCCGACCTCCAGCAGTACCTGGCCCAGCAGGCGGCAGCCTACGGTCTCGGGGACGACGGACAGCCCACCCTCGCCGGCCCGCTCCCTATTCCCCCGAGCACGATCCTCGACGCCCGCCAGGGCGAGTGGCAGGCCCGCAAGCGCGCCTGGATCGCCACCGGGATCCGCAGCGAGATCGGCCGCGACGAGGAGCTGACCTACAGCGCGAGCTGCCAGACCGGCGCCGCATACGACCGCAAGCGCGAGCGCGAGCGCGAGGACGGCCGGGAGTATACTTGGGCCGAGTTCGCCGAGCAGTACCCCGGCGACCTCCCCCTCGGCACTACCAGCGTCTTCGACCCCGTCCTCTGCGAGGCCGTCTACCGCTGGTTCGCGCCCGAGGGCGGCAGCGTCCTCGACCCCTTCGCCGGCGGCAGCGTGCGCGGGATCGTCGCCGCCCTCACCGGCTACCCGTACACGGGGGTGGAGCTGCGCCCGGAGCAGGTGGAGGCCAACCGCGCCAACTGGAACGAGATCGAGCCCCCGCACGATACCGGGCCGGAGCCGGGGCCAGAGGATCACACCCCAGACCTCACCCCCATCGAGGCGCACGGCGATTGCTACGCCAAGCGAGATGACCTCTACGCCTACGCCGGCTCCCGCGGCGGCAAAGTCCGCACCGCCCGCGCCCTGGCGACCGGCGCCGCCGGCCTCGTCACCGCCGGCGCCCGGCACAGCCCCCAGGTCAATATCGTCGCCGGAATCGCCCGCGCCCACGGCGTCCCCTGCCGCGTCCACGTCCCCAGCGGTCAGCTCACCCCGGAGCTGATCCAGGCCCAACAGGCCGGGGCCGAGGTGGTGCAGCACACGCCCGGCCGCAACAGCGTCATCCGCAAGCGCGCCCGAGACGACGCGCGGGAGAGCGGCTTCACCGAGATCCCCTTCGGCATGGAGTGCCAGGAGGCCGTCGAGCAGACCCGCCGACAGGTCGCCGAGATCCCGGCCGACGCCCAGCGCATCGTCCTCGCCGTCGGCAGCGGCATGACCCTCGCCGGCATCCTCCACGGCCTCGCCGACCAGGGCCGCGAGACCCCGGTCCTCGGCATCACCGTCGGCGCCGACCCCACCGAGCGCCTCGACACCTACGCCCCGGCCGACTGGCGCCGCCGCGTCACCCTCCAGGCGAGCCCGACGTCCTACGATCAGGCGCAGCCCTACACCTGGCACGGCATCACCCTCGACCCGCACTACGAGGGCAAGGCCGCCCCCTACGTTGAGCCGGGCGACCTCTTTTGGGTCGTCGGCCGGCGCCAGACCGAGGAGCCCAGCACCGAGCACGCCGACGCCCAGCGCAGCGCCCAGGGTGCCCCGAGCGGCATGCCAGAGCCCCAGTGGATTCAGGGCGACGGCCAGGACGTAGCCACCCTGGCGCCAGGCGAATACGACTTGCTCTTCTCGTGCCCGCCCTACGCCGACCTCGAGGTCTACAGCCAAGAGCCCGGCGACATCAGCGCCATGGACTACCCCGACTTCATGGGCGCCTACCGCACGATCATCCAGGAGGCCGCCGGCGCTCTCCGCGAGGACCGCTACGCCGTCTGGGTCGTCAGCGAGGTCCGCGACCGGCAGGGCATCTACCGGGACTTCGTCGGCGACACCATCCGCGCCTTCCAGGAGGCCGGCCTGCGCCTGGTCGCCGACGCCGTGCTCATCACCCCGCTCGGCTCGCTCCCGATACGGGCCGGCCCCGCCTTCCAGGCCAGCCGCAAGCTCGGCCGGGCCCACCAGAACGTCCTCGTCTTCGCCAAGGGCTGACCCGGAGCACACGCTATGAGCGACGACCTGCACGACCGCATCGCCGAGCACACGCAGCGGGACCCGCGCGAGCTGACCCCCCACCCGGGCAACTGGAGGAGGCACCCCGACGCCCAGCGCCGCTACGTCGACGCCGCGCTCCGCGAGGTAGGCTGGGTCCGGGAGCCCATCCTCAACCGCACGACCGGCCGGCTCATCGACGGACACCTGCGCGTCGAGCAGGCCATCGCCCACGGCGAGGACACGATCCCGGTGGCCGTCGTCGAGCTGACCGAGCGCGAGGAGGCCCTGGCGCTCGCCAGCCACGACGCCATCACCGCCGACGCTACGACCGACGACGACGCCCTCCGCCAGCTCCTTGAGGACACGAGCGCCGAGCAGGACGCGCTCCAGGAGCTAATCGCCGACCTCGCGCCCGGCGAGGAGGCCCCCGAGGACGAGAGCCAGGAGGACGACGAGGAGGAGGATCCGACGCCGATGGCGGAGCGCTTCCTCCGCCCCCCGTTCAGCATCATCGACACCCGGGACGCCGCGTGGGCCGACCGCGAGACCCAGTGGGATCAAGCCGGCGTCGCCCCCGGCGAGGACCTCGCCGACAGCCCCGCGCTCCACGAGCTGCTTATCACATGGCACGCCGGCGCCCAGGACACCGTCCACCACCTCGGCGACACCGCCATGGGCCCACGAGTAGCCCGCGCGCTGAACCGGCACACCGACGGAGACGCCAGCGACCTCGTTATCGCCTTCGCCCCGCAGGAGGTGGACGACGCCTGGCGCGCTGAGCTGGCGGCAGCCGCGCAGGCCCTGCACGAGGACCGCTTCGCCGTGGTAGTCGCCCCCGCGCCGGCCGGCGAGCGCCCGGACGAGCGCATCAAGGACGTCGCTGCCGCCCTCGGCTGGCGCTACTACAATGAGGCCGTCCTCATCCACGAGCCCGAGGGCGGCCACCCGTTACCGCGAGCGCACCGCACGGCATACATCTTCGTGCAGGGCGACCCCAAGGCCGCCACCGAGCACATCGGCCCCGTCGATATACAGGACGTCGAAAGCACTGAGAGCCCCTAAAGTATGGCTGGACGGAGCAAGCTGACCGACGAGGTCTGGGCGCGCATACAGCGCAGCGTGGAGGTCGGCACCTACGCCAAGGTTGCCGCCGTAGCGGCCGGCATCAGCGAGGCCACCTACCACCGCTGGCGGAGCCAGGGCCGGCAGGACCGAGAGCAAGGGCGGCGCACGCGCGTCGCGCGCTTCGACGCGGACATCGAAGCCGCCGAGGCCCGGGCCGAAGAGCACCACATCCGCCAGATCACCCAGGCCGCCGCCGGCGCCCGCGGCCGCCCCGGCGACTGGAAAGCGGCCGCCTGGCTGCTCGAGCGCAAGTACCCCGAGCGCTACGCCCGGCGCACAAACCAGGAGGTCAGCGGCCCGGGCGGTAGCCCCGTACAGGTCGAGGCCGGCCAGGGCATCAGCAGCATCCTCGCCGCCGCCGAGCAGCTAGCAGAGGACGAGGATCAGGAGTGATGCGCGGCACGCCGGGGGACCCCACTCGCGAGCTGCTGGCATACCAGCAGCTGCGCTCCCTATGGGCCGGAGACGTCGAGCGCTACGTCGCCGACCGCTTCGGGGTCCACCCGACGCACCAGCAGCGCCGGATCCTCCAAGCCATCCAGGACCCCGACGCCAAAGTCAGCGTCCGCAGCGGCCACAGCACGGGCAAGACGACCGCCGCCGCCTGGGTGATCTGGTGGTTTCTCGAGACCCGGGACAACGCTCGCGTCCCCTGCACGGCCCCCACGTCTCACCAGCTACGGGACGTACTATGGGCCGAGATCACCAAGTGGGCCCGCTACGCCGACGATCAGAGCCGCCGCCGCGGCGATTGGACCGGCCTATACCTCTCCGGGCTGTTCCGGGTCCTCACCGACCGCATCTACGACCCCGCGTGCCCCGGCGACTGGTTCGCCGTCGCCCGCACCGCCAGCCGCGACAACCCGGACGCGCTCCAGGGCTTCCACGCCGCGGACCTCACCATCACCGAGGACGGTACGCAGGCCGAGCACCGCGGTGAGGGCGGCTCCCTCCTCTTCGTAGTCGACGAGGCGAGCGGCGTCCCCGACCCCGTGTTCGAGGTCGCCGAGGGCGCCCTCGCCAGCGCCGGCAGCCGCCTCCTCATGCTCGGCAACCCCACGCGCGGAGACGGCTACTTCGCCGACAGCCACCGCGGCGACCGCCGAGAGTTCCGCACCATCCACCTGCGGAGCCAGGACAGCCCCCTCTCCGACCCGGACTACCGCGACCGGCTCGCCCGCAAGTGGGGCGAGGACAGCAACGTCGTCCGCGTCCGCGCCGACGGCGAGTTCCCGACCCAGGACGACGACGTCCTCATCAGCCTCCAGGCCGCCGAGGACGCCCTCCACCGCGCGCCGCACGAGGTAGTCCCCGGCACGATCCGCCGCCTCGGCATCGACGTGGCCCGCTACGGCAGCGACCGCACCGCCTTCGTCGTCCGCACCGGCCTCAACGTCGAGCGCATCCAGATCGCCGCCCAGCGCGACACGATGGAGGTCGCCGGTATGGCGCACACGATAGCCCGAGAGGCTCGCGCCGACGTCGTCTATGTAGACGTCGGCGCCATGGGCCCCGGCGTCGCCGACCGGATGCGCGAGCACGGCTGGCGCGTGGTGGACGTGAACTTCGGCGGCGCCGCCCCGGCGCGCGGGCCGCTCGACGACGCCCAGGGCCGGATCATGCGCGACTACCTCTGGCTACAGGCCGCCCGCTGGATACACCACGACGCCCCGAGCCTCTACACCGCCGCGCGCGTAGCGCCCGAGGAGGCCCAGGACCTCCGCGACGAGCTGTGCGCGACCCGCTACCGTACCGACAGCGAAGGGCGCATCCAGATCGAGAGCAAGGAGGAAGCGGCCCGCCGCGGCCGGGCGAGCCCCGACATCGCCGACGCCCTAATCACAACCTTCGCACCCGGCGGCACAGGTAGCCGCGTCGCCACCGCAGGCCGCCGGAAAGCCCCAGGAGGACCGCGATGAGCCGTAAGAAATCCACCTCGACCATCACCCGACGTCTACTCGCACGGCGAAAGGAGCACTACACCGTCCCGGAGGTGGCGCCCGCCCTCGCCGAGGTGCTAGAGATTACCGAGGCCGGAGCGCGGAGCCGGATATATAGGGCCGTCGACGCCGGCCACCTCAGGGCTCGTCGACACCTCGGCGCCATCCGCATACCCTACGCCGAGACCGAGCGGATACTCCGCGGCGAGACCCTATAGGAGACGCACCGATGGCACTGCTCGACCTCTTCCGCCGCCGCCCCCAGTCCGGCGAGCAGCTACAGAGCGACGACGCCACGGCGAGACCGTCCACGCGACGGCTCACCACCGAGCAAGCCGTCGAGTATCTCGGCACCCAGATGCTCACGCTCCCGGACCCCGACGAGACCCTGCGCAGCATCGGCGTCCCCCGGCACGCCCTACGCCGGATGCTCCACGACGACGAGATCGACGGCGCGCTCGAGGTGCGCCGCGAGGCCGTTCTCGCGACGCCGTGGCGCCTACAGGGCGAGGACGAGCAGACCGCGGAGTGGCTCACCGAGGAGCTAGCCCCGCACATGACCGACCTGGTCCGCGGCGCCTGGAGCGCCATCCCCTTCGGCTACAGCGTCGTCGAGGCCGTCTACCGCGAGACCGGCGACGGCCGCTACGGCATCCAGCGATACGCCGAGAAGCCCCTGGAGTGGTTCCACCTCACTCCAAGCGGCGAGCTGAGCTTCTACGGCGCCGGCGACGAGTACGGTCAGCCCCTCGATACCCACTACAAGTTCCTCCTATCGCGCAATCAAGCGACCTACCGCAACCCCTACGGCGAGGCGCTCTTGAGCCGCCTTTACTGGCCGTGGCTGTTCCGGCGGTCGAGCTGGGAATTTTGGATCCAGTACCTCGAGCGCTTCGGACAGCCGCTCCTCACCGGCAAGGGGTCAGACCCCGACAGCTTGGCTAACGCACTCGCGCAGGCCGCCCGCGACAGCGTCATCGCCGTAGGGCCCAACGACGAGGTCGAAATCTACCAAGCCAGCGGCGATGGCTCCGCCTTTCAACGCGCCGAGGAGGCCCTCGTGCGCCGCATCCAGCGCCGAGTCCTCGGTCAGACCCTGACGACGGGCACGGACCAGTCGGGCAGCCGGGCCCTCGGCGAGGTCCACGAGCGCGTCGCGGAGACCAAGCGCCAAGCCGACCTCCGCATCATCACCGAGGCCGTCCAGCGCGCCGTCAACGCGCTCTCGTGGCTCAACTTCCCCGACCGGGAGCCGCCCCAGGTGCAGTTCGGCGACGAGCAGGGCCTCGAGGCCGACCGCGCCGAGCGCGATAAGGCGCTCTACCAAGCCGGCGCGCGCTTCACCGCGGCGTACCTCCAGCGCGCCTATGGCTTCGAGGAGGACGAGATCGCCGTCGAGGAGGGCGGGGGCGAGACCAGCGGGGCCGCCCTCAGCTCCGAGCCTCAGAGCGTCACGCTTGAGGACCGCCCTGGCGGCGGCACGCAGCTCCAGGACGACCCCGCGCAGCCATTCACCGCCGGCGTCCAGTCCCTCGAGGACATGGCCGACGAGGTCCTCCAGGCCGTCGACAGCCCGATCCCGCCGGCGACGCTGCGCGGCGAGATCGAGGCGGCCAAGGACATCGGGGACCTCCAGGCGCGGCTCGCCGCCCTCGCTCCAGAGGACCAGGACGACGGCAAATTCAGGAGCCAGATGGAGCGCGCGCTGTTCGCCGCCTATATACTCGGCTACGAGACCCAGGAGAGCCAGGCCGACCTGGACGACGATTGAGGAGCGCGCAAGATGCCCTGGAGCGTCGACGACCCGCCGCCGCCGGCGACGAACTGGCCCAAGGAGGACCGCCGCAAGTTCCGGCGCACGATCTTCCACGCCGCCCGCAAGGCCGCCCAGGCCGTCGGCAAGGGGCCGGCCGAGCAGGCCGAGGCTGCCAGGCGCGCTGTCGAGCGCTACGCCCAGCTCCAGGAGAGCGCTGGCGACGGCGGCGGGGAGAGTAGCGGCGGGGCGGACGGCTTCCTCTCCTTCGACGAGGCCATCTACGCCGCCCGCGACCGTGGCGTCGTCCTGCCCGACGTCTACTACGGCGAGCTGCGCGGCGTCGCCCGCCAGGCCGCTTTCAGCATCGCCGGTGAGGGCCGCATGGCCCAGCTCGAGCAGGCCCTCGGCGAGCTACAGCGCACGATGGCAGAGGGCGGAACCCTCCGGGACTTCCAGCGCCGCGTCACCCAGGGGGAAGCCCCGCTGGAGCTCCCCCGGCACCGCATCGAGAACATCCTCAGGACCAACACCCAGGGCGCCTTCGCCCGCGGCCGCTGCGTCCACAACGAGCGCCACCGAGACACGCGGCCCTATTTGCGCTACAGCGCCGTCAACGACTCCAGGACCCGCGAGAGCCACGCGGCGATGCACGGCACCGTGGCCCGCCAGGACGACCCGATCTGGAGCCGGTGGATGCCGCCGAACGGCTACCAGTGCCGCTGCACGGTCACGAGCCTCACGGAGCGCCAGGCCGAGCGCTACATCGACCGCGACGAGCGCCGCCAGGAGGACCGCGACTTCCGCGAGCGCCGCGCGCAGGCCCTCCAGGACGGCCCCGACGCCGGCTGGGACTACAGCCCTTGCGAGGAGCCGGACGCCGGCATGGGCGCGGCCCTCGAGCGCTACGGCGTCACGATGCCCAAGCCCATCGCCCAGCAGGCCGAGCGCATCACCCAGCAGGCCCAAGAGGCCGGCTACCAACGCTCCAGCAAGTGGGAGCGCGTCGCCGATAAGGAGGGATCCGTCCCGGGCGGCATCTACGAGGCCCCCGACGGCCGCCGCTACATCGCCAAGTTCTACTCCGACCCCGAGCAGGCCCGCGCCGAGGTCGCCAGCCAGCGCATCCACGAGCTGCTCGGGGTCGAGACCAGCCGCGGCCACATCACCCAGCTCCCGGACTCCGACGGCAACATGCGCACCGTCGTCGCCAACGAGGTCCGGGACGACCTCACGGTCCCGGGCCGGGAACTGGCCGACGTGGCGGCGAGCAAGCCGCGCGACGCCGCGCGCCTGTTCCACGCCAGCGTCATCACCGGCAACCGCGACGCCGTCGGCATGGAGTACGATAACGTCGCCGTCACCGGCGACGGCCGCCTCGCGCAGATCGACACCGGCGGGAGCCTCCTATGGCGCGCGCAGGGCCAGCGCAAGGACTTCGGCCCCGACGCCCCCGAGCTGCAAGGCCTCCGCGATCCGAAGATCAACCCCCAGGCGGCCGAGGTCTTCGGGCGCCTCGAGCGCGAGGACGCCTGGTGGGAGGCCACCGGCGCCAGCAAGCTCCTCGACGTTCGTAAGGGGGACTATCAGCACGCCTTCGAGGACGCCGGCTTCGACCCCGACCGCGTCAAGGAGCTGACCGAGACCGCCTGGGCCCGCCACAAGCTCCTCATCGAGCGCTACGACGCCGACCGCAAGCGCCGCTATAAAGGGTTCGGCAAGCACGAGCAAGCCTTCAAGCGCATGTTCGGGACCGGGCGATTCGAGGGGGCCGAGCGCACGGACACCGGCCACTTCTACGGCACCTATAAGCCCGAGGAGATGGCCAAGATCCAGCAGGGGTTCAGGGAGTACGTACGCCGCGAGGTCGGCGACGAGGCCGCGGAGAAGGTCGAGCGCCTCTACAGCGAATGGTCCAGATCTTCCGACATGCCAGCCGGCGCCGCCATGAAGTTTTGGGCCATGACGCGCTTCGGCATCAGCGCCAGATACCACGACGGGAAAACTGGTGAGAAGGCGGACTTTGCCGCTAAGCAAAGCGCCGGCAGGTTCTTCCGCAAGCAGATGGACCGAGACGAAGCTCTCAAGCTATTCGACATCGAGCACGAGTTCAGCGTCTACCTGGCCCGCCGGGCCAACGGCTACGACCCGTTCACGGTGTCGCGCTTCATGAGCAAGGCGGAGCTGGAGAGCGGCATGAACAAGGCCGGGGACAGCTTTCTCACCAACGCCGCCATCAGCACGACCCAGAAACCGACGAGCGGCTTCTCCGGCGCGCGCAAGGTCGAGCTGGAGGTCCGAGCCGAGGACGTCATCAAGGTCTGGTGGCAGGGCAAGGACTTCATGCACTTCGGCGACCGCGAGGCGGAGTTCATCCTCCACGGCGGCCGCCGCAGGCCCGCGCGCGAGGTGGAGCCCCGCTAGTCCTCGGGGAACGCCTCCATCAGCAGGTCGTAAAGCCCCGGGGCCTTCCGGCGCTCCCGCTCCCGGTCGTCATCAGGGTACATCGGCTCCCGGAGCATCCGCGCCACCTCGGGGCCGCGCTCGGCGAAGTCCTCCCAGACCGCGCACCGGCTGATATAGGTGCGCTCGCCGGGCACTTCCTCCAGCGGCGGCCCCAGCGCCTCGAACCGCTCCCGCAGTTCCTCGTCGCTCATCTGGCTACTGATCGGCATAGCTACCTCCTATAGAGTACCGCCCGACTGTAGCACGCCCCCGCCCAGCCCCCAAATTTCGCCAGTTTCGCCTGTGCTTCACGGCCGTACAGCCGGCGCGCTATACCCCCCCCCGAGGATCACCCCAGGAGGTAGACATGCCGCAGCGCAAGATCCCGCGCGGTGCGTTCCAGTTATCCGCGCCGGTCCAGCTCCAGGACGCGGACGTGGAGGAGGGCCAGGGCAGCGGCCAGCGCCGCTGGCAGGGCGTCGCCTACACCGGCGACCCGCTACGCCTCTCCTCGCTGGACGACGAGCGCCTCGTGATCGACCTGGAGACGCTGGAGTCCCCGACCCGCACGCTACCCGTCCTCGTGGGCCACGACCGCGACCGCATCGCAGGCTATGCCGACCAGATCGACGTCGGCCAGCAGCTCACCGTCGGCGGTGGCCTGCTCCAATCCACCGAGCACGGCCAGATCGTCGCCAGCGCCTCCGACGAGGGCTTCCCCTGGCAGCTCAGTGTCGACGCCCGGCCGGGGCGCATCGAGGAGGTACAGCGGGGCAACGAGGTGGAAGTCAACGGCCAGAGCGTGTCGGGCCCCGCGATCATCTTCCGCGACACGCGCCTCGCCGAGGTGAGTTTCACCAGCGTAGGCGTGGACCACAACACCACCGCCGCCGCGCTCAGCGACGAATCCATCACCGTCCAGACCACCGCACCGGAGGAGACCATGGACCCGAACAAGCAGCAGACCCAGCAGGGGCAGCAGACCCAGCAGCAGAGCACCGGCCAGGAGCCGACCTTCGCCCAGCTCCAGCAGCAGCTCGCCGAGGAGCAGCAAGCCCGGCAGCAAGCCGAGCAGCAGCTCGCAGATGAGCGCCGCGAGCGGCGCAAAGGCGAGGTGCGGACCCTGTTCGCCGATATCGGCCGCGAGTTCACCGAGCAGGCCGCCGAGCCCTATATCCAGATGGCCGACGAGACCTTCAAGGCCGTCGCCCAGGACCTGCGCCAGCACGCCGGTCAGGGCCAGCAGCAGGGCACGCAGCGGCCGACGCCGCCCGACGGTGCGACGCTCCAGAGCGAGCAGGCCACCGGCACGCCGGGCACCACCGAGGCCAGCGACGACGACGTCGCCGACCAGCTCGCCAAGCTCTAACGGACAACCAGCACAGGAGACCCCGCCATGCCAGACTTCGGCAACCAGGTGAGCCCCACCACGGCCCCGACGCCCCCGAGCGACATCCTCGTCGGCCACGGCCACACGACGCGCGACCACCACTACGCCGGCCCGCTGACCCTTGCCGTCGGCGACGTGGTCGGCTGGGAGCGCTCGACCGGCCGGATGGCGCCGCTCGAGACCACCGTCCACACGCAGACCCTGTCCGGCGACGGCAGCACGACAACCTTCGACCTCGGCCACGACAGCGTCGACGAGAGCGACCTCGAGGCCTGGAACGCCAGCGGCCAGCGCCTGGCGGCCACCGTGTCGCGCGGCACCGGCACCGACGGCGTGGACCAGGTCATCTTCGACGTGGCCCCGGCGTCCGGCGACGTCAACATCCGCTACCAGCGCACCACCGCGACCCCCGCCGGCGTATCCATCGCCGAGGCGGAGCTGGAGGACGGCGACGAGGTCACCCTCGGCACCGTGATCGAGGGCAGCGTCAGCTTCGACCACGTCCAGGGCCTGCCTGCCGACATGGCACGCGGCACGCAGATCGGCGCCCTGCGCTTCGTCTAACGAACATCAGATAGAGGAGACCGACCCCATGCTCCCGTGGACCCGCGAACAGCTCATTGGCGTCATCGACCGGCGCCGCCCCGTGAGAACGCCGCTCCAAGACCGGCACTTCCCGCCCGGCCAGCAATACACCACCCGGCAGGTCCAGCTTGACATTCGGCAGAGCCCCGAGGGCCTCGCCGTAGCGATCTCCGCCGGCGTCGAGTCCACCCGGGCCGCCCGCCACGGCTGGGAGACCCAGACCGTCACGATCCCCCGGTTCAGCGAGCACGACCTCGTCCGCGCCGCGGACCACCAGGCGTTCCGCCTCCCCGGCCGTTCGCCGACCGCCCAGGTGCCGCTCGCCCAGCACGTCAACCGCAAGCTGGACGCGATCACCGCGCGCTTCGACCGCACCGTGGAGTTCATGTGCGTCGGCGCGATGCGCGGCCAGATCAAAGACGGCGACGGCTCGGTGCTCGCCACCTATAACGTCGACCCCGCCCAGAGCGTCACCTTCAACCCGGACAGCGGCGGCGACGACCCGCTCGACGTCTTCGACGACGCCGTGGTCGCCATCGCCCGCGAGCTGGGCGGGATGCCGGGCAACCTCTGGGCCTACTGCGGGGTGACAGCCTACAAGCGGCTCCGCGACCAGCACCGCATCCAGTCGATGCTCACCAGCAATTTAGGCCCGCAGATGCTCAGCGGCGGCGAGCTGGCCCAAGTCAGCGGCATCGGGATCCAGCGGATGCCGGCGGTCTTCGTCGACAACAACGGGGACGAGCAGCCCTTCGTCTACGACGACGAGATCATCGTCGCCAGCGACGAGCTGGGTGGCGAGACGATCTACGGGCCGTGCGAGACGCCCGAGGGGTCCGTCCAGCAGCGCAACTTCGTCGACCAGTGGGACCAGCGCGACCCCGCAGGCACCGCCATCAGGGTCGAGCGCAATCCGTTCCCGCTCCTCAGCCGGCCCCGCGCCGTGCGCCGTTTCACCGTCAGCTAATGAGGCCACCGCACCGGGCATCGGCCCGGTGCCCCACCTCAGGAGAGGTCGCGCATGAGGGCACAGCAGATCCCCTTTGGCGGGCCGGAGCGACGTGGAGCAGGCATGGATGAGACACCCGACATATGGGCGCTGATATTCGAGCAGACGCCGCAGGCCATCCGGTGGTTGCTGGGGGCCCTAACGCTTGGGCTCTTCACCCTGGCGAGCTTGATTTGGCGCTGGCACCGGGACGAGATGCAGCGCATAGAGCGAGAAGCGCACGAGTCGCGGCGCGAGGCCCATGAGCGGATCGACCGCGAGGTCCAGAGCATCCACACCCGGCTCGACGAGATCTACCAGGCCGTGCTGCGAGCCGACGGCGGGGGAAGCAGGTAGATGGCGCGCTACGTCACCCAGGACGGCTACGCTGCCCGGTTCAGCGAGGAGGAGCTGCTCGCGCTCACCGACCGGGACGGTGACGGCACCGTCGACGAGACGGTGTGGTCGGCGGCGGCCGCGGACGCCGAGGCCGAGGTCGACGCCGCGCTGGCCGCTCGCTACAGCCTCCCGCTCGAGCACGTCCCCGACGCCGTGCGCTGGGCTGCCTACGCCGTGCTCCGGATCAGGCTCAACCCCCACGTCGGCGAGGACCACCCGGCCCGCCACACCTACACGGACGCCCGCGACTGGCTGCGACGCGTAGCCCGCGGCGACGCCAGCCTCGGGCTCCCCGATGAGCAGGCCGAGGACGTAGGAGGCTCGCGGCCGGCCGTCGTCGGCGGCGGCCCGCGGTACACGCAGTCCTTCTTCGAGCGCTACCGATGAGCGACTACAGCGTCGAGATCAGCGGCACCGACGAGCTGCGGCGCAAGCTCCAGGAGCTAGCCGACGCAGCCGGCGCCGGCATCACGCCGGCGATGCAGGACGTCGCCGAGCACATCGCCGAGACGAGCCGGCTGCTCTTCGAGGAGGAGGAGGATCCGTGGGGGCGCCCCTGGGAGCCCCTCGCAGAGGCGACCAAGCGCAACCGGCGCGGCGGGCCGCCCTACCAGATCCTCCGCGACCAGTCGCACCTCTATAACAGCATCATCGGGAACGCCGAGGGCGACACGGCCACGGTGGGCGCCGGCACGGGGCCCAGCCGCGACTACGCTCGGATCCACCTCTTCGGCGGGCACGCCGGGCGCAATCATGCCACCTACATCCCGGCGCGGCCGTACCTCCCGATCCGGGACGGCGGCGTCGACATACCGCCGGAGATGGAGGATGACCTCCTCGGCATCATCGAGCAGCACCTGGAGGCGGCATGGACGACTTCCTGAGCCTTGAGGGATTGCTCCGCGACCGGCTCCAGGAGCAAGTCCCGGGCCTGCGCAAGGTCTACTCGGTAGACGACCTCCAAGGCGCGCAGGAGCAGGCCCAGCGCACGCCGGCGGCGCATATCCTCTACACCGGTGCTACGCCGGTGCAGGAGCGCGGCGACCAGGCGGTGGTCCAGGTCGAGCAGACCTGGACCATCATCATCGCCGTCCGCTACGTCCGCGACACCAGCGGCGCGCGGAGCGACGCCGGCGGGATCCTCCAGGCCGTCCTCGAGGCGCTTCAGGGCTGGCGGCCGAGCCCGGAGCACTCGCCGCTGAGCATGACCCGGGCGCCTCTGCGCCCGGACTACGGCAACGGTTTCGCCTACTTCCCCGTCGCGTTCAACGCGCGCATCACCATCCGCAGTCAGGAGCAGTAAGCAATGGCGACGACGAGCAAGCAGTGGAGCTACATCGGCAAGGGCTCGATCTACATCGGGCCGAAGGGCAGCAAGGCCCTGCGTCCTGTCGGCAACGCCTCGAGCCTCGAGATCCAGGCCGAGCAGGACGAGAAGCGGCAGAGCGACTACACCAGTCCCGGCGGCGGCGCCGCCAACATCGTACAGCGCATCAGCAGCGTCAGCGCCTCGATGACGATGCTCGAGCTGAGCCCGAAGAACTTGGCGCTGGCGATGCGCGGCGAGGCCAACGAGCAGTCCGGCGGCTCCTCGACCACGGAGACGATCAGCAGCGCGACGCCGGGCTCCTTCGTCCCGCTGGACAGCCTGCCGGACACCGGCGAGACGATCACGGTGACCCGGACCTCGGATAGTACCGAGCTGACCGCGGGCGAGGACTACATCGTCGACCGGGCCGGCCTCTGGCTCCTCGAAGAGCCGACCAACCTCTCGGAGGGCGACGAGCTGGAGGTCAGCTACACGCCGGCGCTTCAGAGCGTTATCCAGGCGCTCATCAGCACCGGGCAGGAGTTCCGGCTCTACTTCAACGGCCTCAACGAAGCGCAGTCCGGCAGGAAGGTCGCCGTGGACCTCCACCGCGTGAAGTTTTCGCCCGCCGAGTCGCTGCCGTTCATCGGTGACGAGTTCGGCGAGGTCCAGGTCTCCGGCGAGGCGCTTAAGGACCCGTCGATCCAGGCCACCGACACGAGCCCCTATTTCAAGGTCCACATGGCCCACGAGTAAGGGGGCTAGATGGCCGGCAACTATGCCGTCGAGATAGCGCTCAAGGCCCGGGATCGCGCATCCGACGCGATTTCGGGCGTGCGCAACAAGCTCAGCCGGGTCAGCAGCCAGGCGGAGCGCACCAACTCTCGGCTCGGGCGGCTCAACAGCGGCACGCAACAGTTGCGCCGCCGCATGGGCCAGCTCGGGGGCAAGAGGGGAGGTGTGCTCGGCGGGGTGGTCGCCGGCCTCGCGGCCCTCGCTACCAGCGCGAACAAGCTCTCCGGCGGCGCCCTTGGGGCGGTAGGCAGCGCCCTCGGCACCGTCGCTGGATCGGTCAAGGAGCTGGGGAGCGGCATCCTTGGCACGGTGGTCAGCGGCTTCCAGTCGCTGGCCGGCATCGTATCCGGGGTGGGCAGCGCCTTTAGCGGCGTAGCCGGGGTTGCCGGCAAACTCGTCGGCAAGCTGAGGTTGTTCGCCGGCGGCCTTCTCGGGGGCGTGGCTTCCGCCTTCGGCAAGCTGACCAGCGCGGTTAGCGGCGTAGCCGGGGCTGCCGGGGCTGCTGCCGGGGCTGTCGGCAACATCATCGGGAAGCTCGGCAAGCTCACCGGCGGTCTCCTCAAAGGCGTGGCCAAGACATTCGGCCAGTTGGCCAGCGCGGTCGGCGGCGTGGTCACCAAGATCGGCGGCCTGGCCGCTGCCATCGCCGGCGGCATCGGCCTCTACTCCTTCGGGTCCGCTCTCAAGAACGCTATCGGCAGCTCCGCGGACTTCGAGCAGCAGCTCGCCCGCGTCGAAGCGATCACCGGTGCCACCGAGCGGCAGATGGCGGCGCTGCGCGACGAAGCCAATCGCCTCGGGCAGACGACGCCGTTTACCGCGACCGAAGCGGCGCAAGGCCTGGAGGAGCTGACCCGGACGGGCTTCTCAACCGAAGAAGCGATTACATCCCTCGAATCGACGCTCACGCTCGCCCAGTCGCAGGGGATGAAGCTCGGCCGCGCCGCCGAGGTGGTCTCCGACAGCCTCAACGGCATGGGCCTTGAGGCCCAAGAGACGGGGCACGTCACCGACGTCTTCGCCGCCGCGGCGCAGAACGCTAACACCAACGTCGAGCGCCTTGGGAGCGCGCTGAGCTACGTCGGCCCCACGGCGCGCAGCGCCGGCATGAGCCTCGAGGAGACCGTCTCGGCGATATCGGCGCTACAGGACGCCGGCATCCAAGGCGAGCGTGCCGGCACGCAGCTCCGCTCCATCCTCCAGCAGATCCAGGACCCCAGCACCAAGGCGGCCAAGGCGCTCGATGAGCTGGGCATCGAGACCGACAGCCTCACCTCGGTCATCAGCGGCCTCGAGGCGGCTGGCCCCGAGGCTAGCCAGGCCCTCAACGCTTTCACGCGCGAGTCGAGGACCGCGCTGCGGGTGCTCGTCAACAAGGGCGGCAGCGATCTCCAGCGGTTTACCTCCATGCTGGAGGACAGCCAGGGCACCGCCGCCGAAGCCGCGGAGACGATGCAGCAGACGCTCCGCGGCTCGCTTCAAGAGCTGGGAAGCGCTTGGGACGCCCTGCGCCGCAAGCTGGTCCGGCCGCTGATCGGCCCGATCACCGATGGCGTCCAGGATCTTACGGCGCGCGTCCAGGAGTTCGCTGACAGCCGGGGCATGCGGATGCTCCGCGACAGCTTCGTGGACGCCTTCCGGCGCGCCGAGGGGGCCGTCCGGGACCTATTCAACGGGCTCAGCAACCGGGACATCGGCCGCATACTCAGCGGCTGGGTGCGCACCGCCGCCGACGCCGTAGCCGCGATCTGGGACGGCTTCCGCTGGCTGGCCGGCAAGATCGGCACCTTCTGGTCGTGGCTCACAGAGGGCCAGCGGCTCAAGACCTGGACCAACAACGTCGGCGACGCCGTCCGCTGGTTAGCCGACGCGGTGGGACAGTCTTTCGACTGGCTCATCGACCGTATTAGCCGTTTCTGGGCGTACCTCACCGAGGACAACCGCCTCCAGGGCTGGATCCAGGCAGCTTGGACCACGATCCGCTGGTTTGCCCAGGCGATAGGCGATGCCTTCGACTGGCTCAAAGGCAAGCTCAGAAGCCTGGGCAACGGCAACGCATTCCAGGGGGTAATCAAGGGCGCATCCCAGCTCTACGCCGTCTTTCGGGGGGCGGTCGACGGGGTCCTGGGCATAATCAACGCCCTGGTCCGGGTCAAGGAGCTGCTCAAGAGCGTCATTGGGTCCTTTGTTTACCTCGGGGCGCGGGGCACCCAGGTCTTCGCGTCCATCCACTCGGTCGTGCTCGGGTTCGCCTCGACCCTGGCGAAAGTTATCGACCTCCTAACTGCCGCCCTCTCGATGGTGGGCCTGGCGAGCCCCACGAACATCTCGGGCTCGCTAGCGGGCGCGTCTACACGGGCCAGGAACTTCGCCAATTCCGCCGGACGTATGGCAGAGCAGGCGGGCCAGGGGGTCAAGGATGGCCTCAGCAAAGCCTTTAGTGAAGATGCCGGCCTTCAGAACCCCCTCCCGCAACAGCCGCCCTGGAGCGGTTGGACACCTACCGACAGCGGCGGGAGCGGCGACGCCGGGAGTGGCGAGGGCGGCGACCAGGCGCAAGGCTTTTCGGACGCCACTCCCAAACAGATCCCGGAAGCCATCGCCGAGGAGATGGCGAAGTTCGAGAAGAAGGGCGGGGAGTGGGTCAAGGAAGGCGCCGAGGAAGGTGCCCGGGAAGGCACCGAAGAAGGCGCGCGTCAGGGCGCCCAGGATGGCATCGATGGCGCGGAATGGGAGCCCAACGACCCCGAGGGCAAGCTCCAGCCGGACAGCCTGGGAGGCGGTGATGGCCCGGACCTGGGCGATCGCGACCTCGGGGGCGACACTGGCGACAGCGGCGAAACCGACGTCAGTACCGGCGACACTGGCGACGGTGACGACAAGGACACCGGAGGCAGCGGCGAGACTGACGTCAGTACCGGCGACGCGGAGGAAGATGACGGGGACGGATTCGTCATCGACCGCAGGAGCCTCGGGGACGACGACCAAGTCGAGAAGGGCTCCGAGAAGGGCTCCGAGAAGGGCTCCGAGAAGGGCGCCCGAGAGGGCGCGAAGAAAGGCGCCGAGCAGGGTACGCGTCAGCAGCAGGACCCGCAGCAGCAGCAGATCCAGCTGCTCCAGACGATCCAGCAAGAGATGGCCAGCTTGCGGCAGGCGCTGACCCAGACGGACGCTACCGAGCCTCAGGGTCAGCAGGACCGGCGGGTCCGTGTCGTCGTCGACAACGAGGCGGCCGACCCAGACGCGGCCGAGGACGTACTCGCCGCCTTGGAGCGCTCGGGCGCCCGGTCCATGGGGGGTGAGTGATGGCAGCTAGCCTACAGATCGGCGATACCACCTACGAGCTGCCGGGCAATCTGCACTGGCGCGACGAGTATCAGTGGGAGCCCGTCGCGCAGGAGCGCGAGCGCGCCCTCGACGGCAGCCTCCACGTCCACGAGACGCCGCGCCAAGCCGGCCGGCCGGTCACGCTCACCGGCGCGTGGGCCCAGCGCAGCCTCCTCGAGACGCTGCGCGAGCAGGCGCTCCCGACGACCGACGCCATGACCCTGACGCTCGAGGACGGCCGCACGTTCACCGTCCGCTGGCGCCGCGGCGACGGGCCAGCGCTGGAGGCGGAGCCCGTGCATCCCCTGACAGCCCCGCCGGAGGACCACCTGTATAAGGTGACCCTCCGGTTCCTGACCGCATAGAGGCGAGGACTACATGGCAGACAACACCGGCATCACCGTATCGGACATCGCCATCCTCGAGAGCCAGCGCATGACCGACGACCCCGACGCCGGCGGGGCGCCGACGTCGCGCCGGATCGAGGACAGCACGAAGAACAACATCTTCCCGGACGTCTCCAGGCTCGACCGCGCCTACGGCCGCGTCTCGATGCGCAAGGTCTTCGGCGGCGTGCAGACGGCGAGCACGGAGACCTACCACGGCGTCCACGCCATCGTCGGCGAGCGGCCGCAGGACGACAACGTCGAGATTTTGCTCTTCGACACCGGCGGCGACCCTTACGACGAGCGCGCCGAGGCCCGGAGCCACGTTGAGGCCTACCTCATCGCGGACGAGGTGCGCCGCTACCACATCTACGGCCGCCACCTCGCCGGCATGACGAGCCTTCAGGTCAGCGCCCCGACCAGCGAGACCCAGCCCTCGGTCGGCGAGACCCTGGCGCTCGAGCACGACGACGGCACCACGGAGTATATCCGCGTTGCCGGCGCCTCCAGCGAAATCGAAGAGCACACCGTCGACGGCGAGACCTTCTCGCGCCGGACCATCACGATCAGCACCGCGCGCCCGCTCCCTCGGGACTACGATGGCGCCGACCCGCAGCCGATTTGGGAGGACCACGGCAGCCCGGTCACGATCCGCGGGATGCGCGTCGCTGACGCCGCGCGCTACTACGGCGCGACCGAGACCGCCACCGAGATCCAAGCCGGCGACTCCTACGTCGACCTGCTCGACCTCTACGCGCAGATCGTCCCCACTACCGAGCGCGAGGAGATCATCAGCGACCGGCAGGCCCTGAGCGACCTCACTATGGAGGTAGAGGCCGGCGGCGACGTCCTGGAGGTGCCCACCCACGTCCACACCTTCTTCCTCGGCGTGAGCCAGGAGACGCGCGGCTTCTCCTGGACGGCCTACCTCCGCCCGCTCCCGGAGCCGGGGACGCTGCGCATCTACTGGCAGGGCCTCGGCAACTGGGAGCTGATCCAGGACGCCGACGGCAACGGCGAGCTGACCGGCCGCGGCAGCGGGACCGTGGACTACGACACCGGCGCCGTGGTCTTCACGACGCTGGAGCTCCCCGACACCCCCTCCGAGATCATGCTCCAGTGGGGCAGCGAGGCGCAGTACCGCGACCGCAGCGGCCGGACGGTTAGCACCGGGAACAATCCCCCGCAGATGACCTTTGCCGCGGGGGATCCGATCCAGCCGGGGAGCCTCACCGTGACGTGGCTCGCCGGCGACACGGAGCGCCAGGCGACCGACGACGGAGAGGGCACCCTCTCCGGCGACGGCACCGGCCGCGTGGCGTACACCAGCGGCGACATCGCCATCGTGCCGGACCAGTACGCGGACCCCGGCACCAAGGTGCGCGTCGAGTATAGTCGGAGCCAGCGCCGCACCGAGGTTATCGACCCCGCCAACCCGCCGGACGGAGCCCAGATCCCCGCAGGGGCCAAGCCGGGCGCTGGGCGGGACGGCGCGGACGGCCGTCTCACGCCGCCGAGCGAAGGTGGCGACGAGGACAAGGCCACCGACGGCACCGTGACCGACGGCACCAAGACCGACAGCACCGAAAAGGATAAGGTTCACCGGGGCTCTGAGGTGCCGACGATCAGCTATACCGTCGAGCACCCGCCGATCAAGCCCCACAGCCTAACGCTGCGCTGGACGGTGGGGCGCAGCGCCGAGTTCCGCGAGCACTTCCTGGACTTCAGCTCCCGCGAGCACGCGCTCAAGGAGATTCTGGGACGTGACCGCGAGCGCGAGAGCGAGGTCCCCATGGGCGTACAGGCCGGCGACGAGCACGACCTGCCGGGCGGCGCTAAGCACGTCCTGCGCGTCGAGGACGCGAACGGCGACGAGATCCTGAGCGACTGGTGGGAGAGCGTCAAGGAGGACGCCGACGTCGAAGGCTACCGCCCCGTAACCAAGGTGGTTTGGCAGGATGGCATCATGGATGGCGAGGTGCATACCGATGAGGAGGACATTCTGGCCCAGAACGACGTCGACCAGGCCGAACCGGGGGGGGTCTATACCTTCATCGGCCACCCGCACTTCGCCGGCGTAGCTGTGGTTATTGCGAACAGCGGAGTGGCCATCCCAAGAACCTATTGGAGTATCATCGGGGGGGCGATGAGGTTCTGGTCCGTCGACGAGCTACAGCTCGGCACGGCGCAGGACATCCCCATCGACGACCCCCAGGCCATCCACTACGTCGAGGACGCCCAGGGGCGCCGGCTCGCCGAAAGCCAGTGGGAGGCGGACCTGTCCGCTGGCACCTGGACGCTGCTCGATGATCAGCTCCCGAGCGGCAACGCCGAGACGGTGACGCAGACGGAGACCACGCCGGGCCTCAACGACCGGGGGCGCCAGGATTACCTCACGCTGACCCTCGACGCCCATTCCAGCGGCCTCGTCACCTCGGTCGACGACGTGCGGGACAGCGGCACGTCGCTCGATCGCAAGCGCGTCGAGCGCGCCTCCGGCACCGCGAACGTCACCGTCTACGACGCCATCGAGGTCCACAGCGACGAGTCGATCTGGATGGACTACACCGACACGGACGGCACCGAGCACACCGGCGTCGAGCTGCCGAGCACCGAAGGCTGGCAGGACGTCGGCCACACTATCGACCACATCGACGCGGTCTACGTCGGCCCGAGCTACAGCGACGCCGGCGAGATCGCGGTGGGCGGCCTGGAGACGGACGGCACACAGGTATGGCTCCCCACGGCCATCGACGCGGCGGGGATCCACACCGACGACGCCCGGGACCTCGCCATCGACTACACCGTGGACCACCAGGGCGATCAGGTAGCCACGCCGCTCAAAGTGGCCGTCGGCGTCGATGCCATAGAAGCCTACTACTACCTGGAGCTGTCGCCGGACCTCGACCCCGACATCTACGACCTGAGCTACCTCCACGTTGCCTACGCCTACGACGTGACCCACGAGGAGCCGCTCACGGTCGTCTACCGCCCCGAGGACGCCGAGGAGGAGGCGGTGCTCCAGCGCACGCTGTTTTCGGCCTACTTAGCCACCGTCAACGACCTAGACGACGAGGACCTGTTCAGTCAGGAGGTCGAGGTCGGCGAGTACGTCCGCGAGGCCGTAGACGACGGCGAGACGCCGGTGGGCAACCTCAGCTATAAGGCCGACGGCGACCCTATCGAGGGCGGCGTCGACTACGACACCGGCGAAATTACATGGCGTCCGACCGCGCAATATAGCTACACGCGGACCAAAGACCGCGTGCGCGAGGAATTCGGTCGGATCGTACAGACAGCGCCCTATACGGGTTCAAAGAGCGGCGGAATGTAAAGGGGGGCAAAGATGTTGCTAGGCGGTTTCTCCGCGCCGATGATGCCTCAGCAGAGGAGGACGAGAGCGGCGCCATCGGGTGAATACTCGGCCGAGAAGCGGGCCGAGATGAATACCATGGACGCTAAGGCGGTCATGGAGTACCTGTTCAGCCATGACCTCCAGGAGGAGCTGGACGCGGACCTGGAGGAGACCGAGGCCGGCGAGGTGTTCGTGGCCGCGCCGATCCGGGTCGAGTATATCGAGGACAGCGTGACCGCGGGCGAGCCCCGGGCGATCACCGAGGAGGCGCCCCCGGTCCTGCTCGACCTGCTCCCGTACCGCACCGAGGAGATCGTGCCGGACTCCCTCAAGTTCGCCTGGGGTGGCACGCAGTTCTGGGACGATGGAGCGGGCACGATCCGGCGCTACGACCAGGACGGCAACGAGGTCGACGCCGGCGGCGTCGACTACACCGAGGGCACCGTCGAGCTGACCAACGCCGGCACGTCAGGCGGCGCCGAGGTGCAGATCGACCGGATGCTCACGACCCCGGAGACCCCCGGAGAGAGCACCCTCTTTGTGCGGCTGCCAGGCGCCCCGGTGCGCCCCGGCACGACTTCGATTATGGCGACCACGATGGCCGGCGAGGAAATCGTGGGCACCGTCGACGAGGACGGCGGCCTCCGTAGCGGCAGCATGTCCGGCACTGTCGACCAGCAGCACGGCATCATGCACCTCAGCTTCCAGGAGACCGTGCCGTTCGAGGAGATCGACGAGGAGGACCCGCCGCCCTGGTACCACAACGGGCTTCACATCGAGAGCGAGGATGGCGAGTACGTCCGCCGGCCGATCCGGTGCCAGCCCCAGCTCATCCGGTTCAGTACGGTCATCATCGACTACCTCCCCCTCGAGGCCGACATCCTCGGCCTGGACCCCGTGCGGCTACCGCAGGATGGCCGGGTGCCCATCACCAGGCCGGGCGACGTGGTGGTGTTCAGCGAGACCGAGACCGACGAGCTCGCGTCCGGGGTCTCGGCCGGCGAGACCTACGACCTCAGCCGCGACGACCTCGGCTATATCGAGCTGCGAGACTACGAGGACGTCCAGGTCGACCCGGCCATGTATACGACGGACCTACAGGCCGGCACCGTAACGATCACCGATAGCTGGGACGGCTCGCAGTACGTCGAGCCGCTAAAGGCGATCCACCGCCGCGAGGAGCTAAAGATGGTCGCCGAGGTGCAGGTGACAGGCCGGATCCAGGTGACGCCCGAGATGCGGCGCGGCTTCCCGGCTAGCACCCAGGTCAGCTCGGCCCTGATCGTCGGCGACCTCCACGCCCGGGTCCCGGTCTTCTACGAGCAGGCCACCTGGCAGGACGAGTGGCACAACGAGCGCCAGGGCGACCGCCCCACCGGCGCCTACGACCGTGTCAACTACCCGGTGGAGATCACCAACCAGGACAGCATCGACGAGCGCTGGGCGATCCACTTCACCAGCGAGACGGAGTTCGAGGTCATCGGCGAGCGCCTCGGCGTCGTCGCGCACGGCGACGTCAACGCGGACGTGACGCCGGAGAACCCCGCCACGGACCAGCCCTACTTCACCCTCCGCAGCGAGGGCTTCGGCACCGGCTGGGCGCCGGGGAACGTCATCCGCTTCAACACCAAAGCCGCGCACTACCCGCTATGGCTCCTGCGCTGCGTCCAGCAAGGCGAGAGCGACGTGCGCGACGACCACTTCACGCTCCAGCTCCGCGGCGATGCACAGTAGGAGATCAGCATGGACCAGGACCTGACGCTCTACCACTACACCGACGACCAGGCCCCGCTCACCGACGGCAGCGCGCCCGAGCGGCAACGGGTCGAGCTGCTGCACCGCGTCCTCGTCGCCGGTTACGGCAGCCGGAGCCCGGCCGGCTGGGAAGAGATCAGCACCTCGACCGCGGACGACGGCTACCTCCAGCACTTCACGGTCCGCCAGCCGTACGGTAACGGCCTCTATGTCCGGGTCGAGCGCGGCAAGGACATCGTTGCCGCCCGGGACGCGGAGAACCAGGGGGCGACCGAGGGCGACTTGATCGACACCTTCCGCGCCGGCCTCGACAGCGACGGCCATCTGCCGCCGGACCAGGAGCGGTGGATGGCGCTCGCCAACGACCGTACGTTCTACCTCGTCTACGACCGGACGGGCACCGGCGAGCCGGTCACCGGCGACATGACCACCCCGCCGGCGATCTGGGAGGGCTTCGCCGACCTCGACGACCTGATGGCCACCCCGGAGCGGGCCACCGGCTACATGGTCGGCGGCGCCAGCGCCCGCACCCAGTTCCTCGCGCGCTACGGCGCCAGCTCCACCGACCAGGAGGCGACCGATTGCTCGGCCGCCATCGAGGGGCCGCCCGGCGCACACGACCCGCACTACGCGGCGATGGTCGCGCCCCTGGCGAACCAGATCAGCTTCATCAGCAGCGATGCTGCCCATAAGGCCCGGCTGAGCGGCGCTACGGTCCTTGACAATCGACTCCTCATCGACGCCCTGGTCGTCCGCGACGGCTACGGCAACATCCGCGGCGAAGCCCCCAACGTCCGCTGCACGCTCACCGGCTTCGTCTGGAGTGTGGACGGCTACAGCGCGGACGACTGGCCGAAGCTCGGCGACGAGGTGGCCGTGGATGGGCAGAGCTACCGCGTCGGCTACGCGGGCGCCAACGGTGACCACATCATGGGCGGCCCGGCGGCGGCCATCCTGCTGTTCCGGGAGGGCTAGACGATGGGCGAGATCACCACCAAGATCCGCACCCCGCAACGGCTCCGCTTCGCGTACAGCGCGCCGGATAGCTTCGGCGCGGTCGATCACTACCAGCTCCGGCTCGTGCGCGACCCAGAGGCGAAGGTCCTCCAGCCCGAGGCCCTGGAGCCGACCGGCTCGGTGCAGCTCGATACCTCGCAGGTCACGCTTAAGGCAAGCGAGCCCGAGTCCGTCTGGGGCGAGACAGCCGTGGCGAGCCGCTTCCGGCTCTACGACGCCGACACCGGAGATGAGGTCTACACCAAAGAGACCGACGAGCTGGCCACCGAGGTACAGGTCCCGGCGCAGCCCGAGTCGCAGCCCTACGCCGTCCGCCCCTGGCCGTTATCGCCTGCCGGCGGGAAGGGCACCCCACACCCGCCGACGCTCACCGCCACGAGCCCGCGGGTGGCCCACGATACGGGCAGCTTCGACGTGGCGCGCTGGCAGGTCTTCGCGGACGGCGCGGACCCGAGCACGGACTCCCCGCTCTACGACAGCGGCGAAGTGACGGACCTAGAGGCCCACGACGTCCCCGAGGGCAGCTTCGACCCCGGCACCATCCAGTGGCGCGTCCAGCAGCACGATGTGAGCTACGGTTGGAGCGAGTGGAGCGCCCTCACCGGCACCGTGGAGAGCGTTTACCCACAAGCCGAAACGCCGACCGCCCAAGGCCCGAGCGGCGAGTCCTGGACGGAATACCCGACGCTTCAGGGTAGCGCTTACAGCAGCAACGTCGACGAGGAGCCGGTCGCCAGCCGTTTCCGGTTCTACGACGCCGACACCGGCGACCTCATCTACGACTCCGGCGAGATCGAATACACCACCAGCCACGCTGTGCCGCACAGCACGCTGCCGAGCAACTACAGAGGGTAAAGGGGAATGGGTAATTACGAGTGGACCGTCCAGCATAAAGGCGAGTTTTCCGGGTGGAGCGACGAGAGCACCGCCGCCGCTTTCACCGCCGTAGCGCCGCCGGATTGCCTCTACTCCGGCAGCGGGGACAGCACCGTCCGCAAGCTCGACCCCAACGACCTGACCGAGGCGTCGCAGTTTGGTGGGCATAGCGGCAATGTCAGCGCCCTAGCTTGGGGCGCGGACGGCTACCTCTACTCCGGTAGCCATGACAACACCGTCC